CAAAATCTATGATGATTGATAACTAATGGAAGGTGGAGCATTATTTAATCCTGGATTCTTAGGTGGCAGTTTTCTCTGGTGGATTGGTCAGATTGCTGACGACTCCACTTGGAGGGAGAATATCCTCCCTGGAAAATTTGCTGATGCTTCCACTATTCCTGGTTGGGGTAGAAGATACAAAGTAAGAATTATTGGACTGCACGATCAAGGAAATGATCCAATAACAGACGAGAACTTGCCTTGGGCAAATGTTATGTATCCCATCACCGCAGGTGGTGGGCAAACTAATTCTTCACAAACCCCCAATCTACGTCAAGGAAATTTTGTATTCGGATTTTTCCTTGACGGACAAGACCAACAAGTCCCAGTTATTATGGGAGTGTTGGGCAATAATGCTCAGACTGCATTAAACACTAGTTGGGATAAAACTAAAAAAGTCACTAATGCATCTCCTGGTAGTTTAGCAACAAGTGGATATGCAAAAGGAAAAAAACCGAAAGGTGCTGCAACTGAAAAAGTTCCTGATGAAGGTAAAGTTGTTGTTAAACCAAAATCAAAAACAATATATAACGAATGTGCTCCTCTTGCACCAGGGAAGACATTAGATAAGTATGGTCTTCCTTATGGAGAGGCAAACCAATTTCAATTAAGAGATATTCAAAGTGCTTCTGCGGAAGCAACAATTAAAGGATTAACTGGAACTGATTTTGATGATTTTATCAAAGCAGCAGTTCAAACTGGAATTAAAAATCGTTGCAAAGAAGCAAACTCATCAACATCACCACCTGCTCCTGGCGCAGCAAAAGAAAATGCAGATGCTGTTCATCAAACTAGTTCAGCTGATTTAAAGTTAAAAGAGAAGTATAAAGAAAAAATTCCCTTGATGAAACCAGGTGAAAATAAAGTTATGTCAGCATTGAAATGTATTCAAACAGAGTTGGACAATTTGATGCGTGAAATCAAAAAATATCTAGATGCTATTACTTGTTATGCTGATGCAGTTTCAAATTTGATTAGAAGTATTCAAAACTTGATTGCAAAGGCGGCGTGTATTATTGCAAAGTATATGAAGATTATTTTTGATAAGATTATGGAATATGTTCTTAAGTTATTAAACAAAGAACTGACCAAAGTTGTATCAGCAATGCCTTCAAGTATGAGAAGTATGTTTGGTGATATGAAAGAAACACTTGTTGAACTTATTTTATGTTTGTATAATAAAATTACACAAGGTCTTTGTGGATTAATTCAAGCATTATTAACTGATATTTTAAAACCAAATCAGTTAGAGCAGCAAATGAGGAGTAGTCCTTCTAATAGAAAGATAACACCTAATGTTCCAATCTGTTATGCAGAACAACTTGCGGGACAAGCAATTTCATTTAACAAGCAACAAATCAATGATGCAAACAATACAATCGTTGATAATCTAAATGTTTTTCTTGATGATATTCAAGGACAGATTGCGGGCGTCAGTGGTTCTTTAGCAGATATTACTTCTTCAATTGGAAACATTGGTGGAAGTTTATCTGATGCTTTGAGTTTCACTAACTTGAGTTTGAATATCTTTGGTTGTGAATTGAAACCAAATGTTGCGGTATCTGACTTCTATACTTTTGGAAGAGGTGGTGGAGCACAACCAGACGCTCAACTTCCAAGTGAGAAAGGTGTGGAAAATGCAGCGGCACAACCAGTATCTACAACACCAACACCTGAAGTTCCATATCTAGAACCAACAAAAGCGTCAGCAAATGTTGATCTTAAACAATAAATATCACTATGAAGAAAAAGGTAAACCAATAACTAATGTCGTTTAATATCTTTGGACCTGCTTCTAAAAATTCAATTCGCGTTGGTTACATATCAACGGACAGGGGATTTGTTGATAATATTACCATTTGCGAAGCGAATGACTATGCAAAGTTAAATCCAGGAACACAATTTATATTTAAGACAAGAAAGTTTATTAAGTATCTAAACATTAATGAAGTTAATAAATTAACACCTGATGATGTTCTATCCACTGGAAGCACCTGTGGAGGTATTGTATTAGACGCAGACTGTGGATATCCCGAAGCACACTTTTATGGTGGTGGAGGAGTAGGAGTTCAGGGCAACCCTGTATTTGGTAGAGATGGATCTTTACTTGCTGTAGATTTAGTTCACGGTGGATTTGGATATCAATATCCACCAATCGTTGAAGTTAAAGACAATTGTGGATTCGGTGTAGGTGCTGTCACCCGTGCAGTTCTTGGTGAGATTGTAGAGACTGTGGAGTATTATGATCAAGAAGGAGATTTTGAGGAGTATGAAATTTGTGATCCTACTGATGTTGGATATGGATTAAGATATGGTCCAAATGGAGAGGTATTAGGAGATTGGGACCCAACCCTATATGCAAATTTAACTAAAGACCCTATTGCTGTAGAGATTAAAGAGTATCAAGACTTCTTACAAAAGTTACAAACTCCTTGGTGGACAACAAGAACAAAAAATCCATTAAGAGTTACGTCTGCAAATCGCACAACAAGAGTTAAACATAATGTCACCTATCCTGCTTGGAGTGACTTTTTAAATAAGTATGCAATTTCTCCTGTTCCACCATCAAATGCTCCTGGCAGTGATTTTTCTGCAGAAGGTTTTACACTTGAGTGGGAAGAAGAATTTCCGTATGATGGCGAATATGTTTTCAGAGGTCTTGCTGATAATAGAGCGGCACTTTATTTGGATAATTTAAAACTCAGTGATCTTCAAAGCGTCACGTTTATTGGTGAGAATAATCGTCAAGATAGTGCATTAAGTGTAAAAGATACTCCAAATACCATAAGAAAAACCGTAAAGGCTGGTGTACATCGAATTCGAGTTGACTTATATAATCAACCAATATCACCAACCCCACCACCAGCAACAAGAAAAGTATTTAATACGGTAGATTATATTACCAAAGCGAACAGACGTTTATGGAGAACAAACGTTTATGGACGAGGTGGATTTATTAATGAATATGGTGTGTGTCCATTTGATACGACTGTTCAACTTGAAGACAATCCTTATGCAGGCACTCATACAATTGTATGGGACAATATTAGTTTTCCAGCAGATGGAAATTATATCATAGAAATTGAAGTTGATGATAATGTTACATTGAGATTTGCAGGTCAAAGTGGAGAAACGGTCATCACAAAGAGAGGTTTTAGTGCTGGTGACAAAGGCACCGGAAAGACAACTGAAACAAAATTCTTTAGAGCAGGAACATATAAAATTACTGCTGACTTAGAACAAATTCCTGGTGGTAAGTTTGGATTTAGTCATATCAAGGGAGTCAATCCAATGGCTCTTGCTGTAAATATTGAGTCTGCTTCTACACAAACACCCGTCGTATCTCCAAGGTCTTGGAATGAAAATCCAATGGGAATTGCATTAACAATTGATGCTCCATTACCTCCAATACCACAAGAACCAATTCCTGTTCAACAAGAAGGTAGATGTCCCAATAATCCAATTTGGAGTACAAGGTTTCCAAACGGAAAAGAAAAGTGGTGGCCTGTTAAATATGACTCCAGAAGTTGGAGTAAATTTATGAACCGTTATGCAATTTCTCCAATTCCACCATTGTCTAAAAAAGGAAGTGATGGTGGTGGAGTTGTCTATAAAAATTCTTGGAACTTAGACATTCCTTATGATGGGTTCTATGCACTAAAAGGAACTGTTGATAATGGTGGTAGAATTTTAATTGACGATAAAGAAGTTGCTAGAGGTGGTGGAGTAAGTTTTAAGGGTGGGACAGTAGATACAAAACAAAAACTAGACTCATTTAAAGTTGAAAATCCTCAGTCTACAAAACTGTTTTTGACAAAAGGAAAACACACTATTCAAGTTGAAGTTGAGAATGAAAAGACAGAAACCTATGAAAAAATAGACAAAAAAGTATTCAGTACAAAGGACTGGTTGTTCAAACCAAAAGTTGTAGAAACTCAAGTTCAAACACCAACATCAACAACAGTTGATGAATGGGTGAGGGTAGCTGATGAATTTACAGAACCAGTTAGACAATTAAGAGATCGTGGAGGTATAGGTCCAGTTACCGGAGGAACATTTCATAGGTATAATCTTGGAACTTGGTTTAGAAACAGAAGAATAAGAGTGGGTGGAGATTGGAATGATACGAACCCAAATACAAATTACATAGAAAATCCCTTTAATTCAAATCAAAGATTGACTTTAGGAACAAACCGAGGTGGTATCTTTGCGATTGCAGTTTGGGAAAGAAGAACAGCACAATCAACCACCACCACAACTACAACAACTAGACAAGTTTCTGCGGAAATTACAAAACAATCTCCAACTGCTGCTGGTGTTGTTTACGAAGGACCAACACCAATCGCAAACTATGTCAGTGATTTCATCTCACCAGTTTTTCAAGATGTAAATGCTAAACCAAATGAAGAAATTCAAGGCAAGACTTGGTTCTTCCGTTGGTCTAACGTTGACTTTCCCGTTGATGGTCAATATACTTTAGAAGCAGAAGCGGATGATAAACTAATTGTAAGAATTGATGGTGTTGAGGTTGGTCAAGCAAAAGTTTTTGAGGGTAGAAGAAAAACAACCTTTAATATTACGAAGGGCAAGCGAACTGTTGAATTGGAACTTTCAAACATTCGTATTCCAAACACGGGATTTGATAAGAATCCAGTTGTGACATATGCTCAAATAACTGTACCAGTTGATGTCGCTGCAGGAATTAGCAAACCCTGGACAGAAAATCCAATGGGAATCTCTGCAATTCTTATCCCACCTCCTTGTCCAAAGAGAATTAGAGGTAAGGGTGTTGTTACAGAGGTGATTGTTGATGATCCTGGTAATGGATTCATTCCTCCTGGAAATGGTGATTATCCAGTCGCACTGCGACTTAAAAATGTTATTGTAGAAGATACTGGAATTAACTATAATTGTGGTGTTGATCAAATTCAAATCACTCCAAATAACGGTGCTGTTCTTGATTATGAGTGTGATACATTTGGTAGAATCGTCAATGTGAAAGTTTTAAATCCAGGACTTGGATTTACAACGTATCCAGACATCGTTTTAGTATCAGACACTGGTATTAATGCAACCTTTAGACCTCAATTTGAAATTGTAAGAGATCCAATTGCTGAACCACAGAAACTGATTCAAGTTACTGATTTGGTTGGTCTTAAACAGACTGGTTATGTGGATGGGAGACCTTATTATGGAGCAGTCTTCTCTAAAGATGGTGCTAATTATGCTGGTTTCTATGAAACACCTGGCGATTTAGTACAAGTTTATGCTACACTTCAAGAAAGCATTAACGCTCAAGTTACTACAACACCTTCTGCAATTCAAAGGCAGGGTACAGATGTTACTAGTAATGATCCTAGACTTAATCTTCCTGGCACCCCAGAAAATCTTATTTAAATAGAATATACCAATGGACTTATAAATGGCTGAAGATTCTGGAATACTTAAATCATTAAATAATGCACTTCAAAATGAAGAGATTGTTCAAAGTTTTGAAGATTTCAAAAACTGTGTTGAAGACAGACTACCTTCTCCAGCTGGAGAAAGTGCTTTTGAAAATGCAAATACTAAAAAAAATAAAAATCCAAAAGATACTGCAAAACAAAATTATACAGCAATACGATATGGTAATGATCACGGTTCATTAAGTTTTGGTTCTATAGACGCAGATGGTGCTGTAACTTCTGCAGTAATGCTTCAAACACCTGATGGAACACACCAATTTTCTATGGACAAAGATGGTCCTAGAAAAGGGTGGACTACATTCACTGGACCTGGAAACTTTCAGGTTGAAGCAGGTAGTGCGAATCAAGAAGCGCAAGACACCTTGATGTTAAACGCAAAAAATGGTGATATAATTATCAAAGCTAGTAATGGTAAAATTAAACTAGAAGGAACTGATATTGAATTAATCGCTGTTGGCGAAGGTGGCAGTAAAGGAAACATCCGAATGACTGCTACTGAAAATATCAGCACTGATTCAAAAAAATTCTTAGTAGATGCAAAAGTTAATTACAAATTAGCAACACCTGGAACGGGAGAGATTATTTCAAATGGAGTTTTAAAAATGTATGGTTCTATTATTAAGGGAGTGACTGATGCAGTTGCTACAAAAGATTCTAAATGTGGCGGTCAAAATTATCAACGAAAGAACAATCAAGTTTCGGGAGGATAAAAAATGAGTTTTATTCATGACGACGTTCAAGTATGTGGTCAACTTAAAGTAGGATCTGGAGTTGTTCCTGCAATTAAAGAGGGAGACCAAAAAATTAATGGGTCTGCATTTGTTGAAGGTCCGATGGTGGTTGGAAGTCCTTTACAATTTCCAACTGCATATGCAACCGTAATGATTGGACCACTTGCAAATTCAGACCCTGATAGTGTACCACCATTTGTTCCAGGAGCTTTATGTGTGGGTGGAGTTCATAATCCATATTCACTCTCAGTTTCTGGTTCATCAGCATTTCTTGGACCCGTAGATACAAATGATCATCTTCAAGTAGGTCTGAGTCTTTTTACTCAAGGGGAAGTTATATCTAACTGTGGTGGACATATTCTCTCTGCAAAGAAAAACTTTGATATTCCACACCCCACTAAAGAGGGTTGGAGACTTCGCCATACCTGTCCTGAAGGTCCATCAAACGATGTCTATGTAAGAGGAAAGGTACTGAACAGAACTGAAATTGAACTTCCAAAGTATTGGAAAAAACTTGTAGATTTTACAACTATCACAGTGTCCCTTACACCAATCGGTGCTCATCAAGATGTAATTGTAAAACGTATTGATGAAGAGAAAGTTTATCTACAATCAAGAAGCGGAATTCCTATTCATTGCTTCTATCATATTTTTGGAACTCGTGCTGATGGAGAACGATTGATTCCAGAATATGAAGGCGAAAGCCCAGCAGATTATCCAGGAAACAACGATGAGTATTCAGTTTCTGGATACCATTACGATAAGAAGGAGATTTAAAAATGGCGAATATGGAATTTGTCCCAGGAGCATCTGGAAAAGATTGTGCTGAAAAGACTGGTGGTTGGGGAGAAAAATCTGTTGCCTATGATTTTATTTGGAAAGGTGATATTGATCAAGCAAAATATCCCAAGGATGCTTGCCTACCAAGATATCACGGCAATGCACAAATTGATAATTTACAGGTAAATCAAAATCTCACCGCTACTGGAAGTGTTTCGTCTAACGGTGGAGCACACGTTCTTTCAAATAAAAAGAACTTGCCATTTGATATGCCTCACCCAAACAAAGCAGGGTGGAGACTTCGCCACGTTTGTATTGAAGGACCTGAAATTGCAGTC